CTTTTGGTTATCGAACAACTCCGCTCGACCCTGCGACCTGCGACCTGCGCCTGAATGTTATCGGAAAAAAGCATAAAAAATCAGCACAGCCGTTAGGCTGTGCTGTATATCCTAGTGTTTCGGGTAGCAAACTGTTTTGACTTGACGTGACCAGCAGGCCCGACAGTCGCCACAGTAACCAAGGTCAATCTTGCCAAGTTGTTTTTCTTTCTTGGCGGTCTTGTATTCGTCGTGTGATATCATCTCGCCATTTTTCTTTGTGCGGTATGCTTCGCACATCTTGCCGACTGGCGCAGTATATCCAGTAATGACTGCGCTTGAGTGTTCCCAGCTTTCGGGTGGTGTATCGTCAACCATTGTTGCGCTATATCTCACAACGGCGTTATCCGGTAGGGCTTCAATCTTCAAAGCTTCCTGCCAAAACTTTCTTTCTTTTGTGGGGATCCAGTGTTTTTTGTTAGGCGTTAACCTACAAACTGCAATTATCTTGAGGCAATGTGCAACGCTTCGCACGTCTCCAGAATCAAACCAGCGCATTGTATCCTTGCGTGACTTGTTCAACAATGCCGCCATATCAACGGCAAAATTTGCAGAGTCCAGAAAGTCTAGTCTGGCTTGCATGGCATTTTGAACAACGGGCCAAGGATAAGCCCCTTTCATTGCGTAGCAATCATAACAGACTGAGCCTTTAATCTTCGCCAACTTCTGACCAGTGACGCAACCAAAGGCCGAGATATTGAAGCTATCCCCTGGCATCTTTTTTGGTTTTGATAACATAGCGACCATTCTTTTTCCCTTTCAATAGTCTTATTCTTTCCCATTCTATCCCAAGTAATGGGCAAATGCAAGCCTGAGCCTGCGACTTTCTACACCAACCTGCGACCGCAGGTTGGTGTTAAACGCCTGCGGCCTGCGTCCGAAAAACAAAAACCTGCGACCGCAGGTTTTTGTTTCAAGGTGCAGCGCACAACAAAGCAGGGACAGCTATGCTGTCCCTGCTTTACTAAAATTGTGTGATACACAGATAAACCGTGTAGATCATGAGTGCTGAAATAGCGGCATGAGCTTGGATGTTCATATCTTAACCTCATCAATTGAACAGCCAAATATTCTAGCGACTCTTGCTGGTATCACTTCATGAGTGTTGCAAACATCGCAGCACTGACCTTCCGCTACGGGCTGGGCGTTGTGTCCATACTTCCAGCCGTTAGCTGATTTTTCAATTGGTTCACCACAGATAACGCAGTCTAATTCTTTTTCCATCAGTAAATCGGGGGCTTTCGCCCCCGCTCCTCTACTTTGCTGATTGCTTCAAGTTATCGATATTGACAGCTTTAATTTCGGGCTTGATGCCTTCGATAACACCCTCAAGTTTTTCTAATGACCGCATCGCTTCCTCAGTCCGACCTACTGTGTGCATCAACAAATAGAACTGATAGTGAAACCGTAGCTGGTCTTTCAAGGTTTTATGAGCCATGCTTACGACCCCAGTAGCGGTATTTACCGTTCTTGCCGCTCTTCTTTTCAATGTTATGGCCTTGACAACGCAGCTTGTAGATTGCAGCAAAACAAGTTTGTTTGCAGTATCCAGTCAGTCTAACCAACCCTTTCGGCGTCGCATCTCGCTGGCTTAAAACGTCGAGGATAGCATCTTCACAAGTCATGCCATTGATCATACGATTGTATGTGCGCTTGCCTTTGGACTTGGCGATTGCCTTTGGCTTGGTAACAGTTTCAGTCTTGCGCTGCTCAACTGCCTTTGATGCAACGGTCTTGACGTTGACCCCAGCAGGCAACCAGATTGTAGTGCCGTCGTTGCTGGTCTTGATTGTGATATATTCAGTCATCAGATTATCCTTTCGTTGACTGTAACCTTGAAAGGCAGGACTATTGTCCTGCCAGCTCTTGCTTCTGCCGCATAGTGCGGACACGCCTTGCAAGAACACTTGAGACATCGTCAAGGGTGTGCAGCACTACACCACAGGAAACACCGTGTTTGTTCACCATGCTGTAGCCATTGCCACGTTTAGTCAGATGCCATCCAAGAGCCTTTGCAATTTCTTTAAGCTGTCTCATGGAACCCTCCAAGGTTGAATGAGGTCACGGGACTGTGTCCTCTACTTTGCCAGATTATCACAGATTGCATGGGATAGCAAGCTGGGGTTACTTGGGACACGCCACTATTCCGCATGGCGGAATAGTGACCCCCACCCCCCTTGCGCCCGTAACATACATATATGCGTAGCATATATGTATGTTGGGTTGATAAATTCATTCACGTATATTATCGTTCGAGTATGAAAGAATTTATGTTAGTTATAAGTATGTGGGGGAATACGGGTGCTCAATGGGAATACATTGGCAATCAGATTGTATTAGAACAACCTTTGTCCGAGCAGCAATGTCAGTACATGTCTGATAAAAAAATGTGGACCGAACATTATGATAATGAGTTCTACAAAGTGCTTGTTCAATGCTACCCTAAAAGTTGCGCAAACAAAGACTCCTGTGACTAAAGAAAAAATTATTTACACCGATAAAGACAGGGTAAGCTGTACGGGTGAATCTAATGATCATCCCTTAGTTTTTTATTCTGTGCCAGACAAAGGGTTTGTTGTCTGTGGGTATTGCGACCTTAAGTTTGCAAAGAGGAGAGAAGACAAATGACAAAAGGGGTCACTCTTGACGTACAAGAATGGAATGGTGAGACGGGTCAGTGTGAAAAAAATCATGTTGTAGAAATACAAAAAAATGGTTTTGGTTTTTGTGTAGAGTGTGCAAAAGAAGAAAGTGGTTACTCTACGCTTTACAAACTACCAAAAAATTATCAGATGCCGGGAACACCTTTAAGCGATGAATAATTTAGGGTTAGAATTACTTCCTGACGATGTACTTAAAGAAATATATTTGCTGGAAGAACACGCAAAGAAACTCGACCTGCGTGACAAAGCACAAGAAGACTTCATGTCTTATGTTCACCACGTCTATGACAATTTCATAGAGGGGACCCATCATAGAATCATAGCTGAAAAGCTAGAGCGGATTGCAAAGGGCGACTTGAAAAGACTGATTGTCAACATGCCACCCCGACATTCTAAGTCAGAATTTGCATCCTATCTCATGCCCTCCTGGTTTTTGGGCCGAAATCCAAAGTTAAAGATTATTCAGGCTACCATGAACACCGAACTTGCTGTAAGATTCGGGAGAAAGGTCCGAGACCTGATCGCCGACCCGGTATATCGGGAGGTCTTTCCCAACACGGACCTAAAACAGGACAGCCAAGCCGCAGGTCGGTGGGAGACTAGCGTTGGCGGGGAATATTTCGCAGCAGGGGTGGGAGCGGCGATGACTGGTCGTGGCGCGGATCTGCTTATTATTGACGATCCGCACTCAGAACAAGATGCTTTGTCCACGTCTGCCTATGATAATGCGTATGAATGGTACACTTCGGGTCCTAGACAGAGGCTTCAGCCGGGTGGCAGCATCATTATTGTTCAAACCCGGTGGTCAAAAAAGGATATTACGGGCAGGTTACTGACCGCACAGGCCAAAGATATTATGGCTGACCAGTGGGATATTGTAGAATTTCCTGCGATTATGCCGTCGGGGGAACCATTATGGCCTGAATTTTGGCAAAAGGACGAGCTTCTCAAGGTCAAAGCTTCGTTGTCCGTGGGCAAATGGAATGCGCAGTGGCAACAAAATCCTACGTCCGAAGAAACCGCAATGGTCAAGCGGGAATGGTGGCAGGAGTGGGAAGAAGAAGATATTCCTGATTTAGACTACATAATACAGTCTTACGACACCGCATATTCAAAGAAAGAAACTGCTGACTATTCTGCTATTACGACGTGGGGCGTGTTTCGTCCGTACAAAAACTCAGAAGAGCACCTGATATTGCTGGATGCAAAGAAGGGTCGATGGAACTTTCCAGAGCTTAAAACCATAGCGCGTGACGAGTTTGAGTATTGGAACCCAGAGTTGATGTTGATTGAGGCAAAAGCGTCTGGTCAGCCATTGGCTGATGAAATGCGGTTACTGAATCTCCCGGTTGCAACCTTTGCCCCCGGTCGTCGGAAGGGTGGAGGAGGTCTAGACAAGACTGCGCGTATGCATATTGTTTCTCCTATTTTTGAATCTGGCAAAGTATGGTATCCTGTTGGGGAAAAATTTGCTGACGAAGTCATCGAAGAGGTTGCTTCATTTCCCAATGGCGACCATGATGACTTTTGTGATAGTATGACTATGGCCCTGATGCGTTTTCGCCAGGGCGGTTTTATTAGATTGGATGGCGAAGAGTTTGAAGACGACGCACCGCCACGCAAGAGAGAGTATTACTAATGGTTGCCCTGCCCGAACCAAGACCAGAGACTCCAAGACAGCGTCAAAGAAGAGAATCGATAGAAAACGTCCAGCGTGAATTGCTGGGTCGTCAACTTATGTTTGATGAGCTTTCTCCTGCTGGTCAGGCAGCAAGACGTGCAGAAATCCTACCAACCTTAAAGGGTATAGGGGTTGGCATCCCGGCTACAATTTTAGGGTTACCTGCTGACATTATAGGACTGCCAGCAATTATTGGCGACTTGTTAGCAAACCTCACGGGCCAAGATCCGAATGCCGTGTACAAAGAACTTGCAGAGATGAGTCCAGAAGAACGTGACGCGAATCTGCTGTCTTTGGCGCAAAGCCCACAGGAATACGCTGCGCTGTCAGAGTTCTTTAATACATTAGAAGTTCCCGTCCCAGTTCCAGCACCTAGACCAACCGAAGAAGAACGTGAAGATGACGACGTTCCTCCTCTGCCTATGCTGCCGGGTATGTCTAATCAAATTTTCTCACCACCGATGAGGAGGATTACTAGAGACATTCAGAAAGCTGCGGGGGCCGAGGGCATAGCACGGCTGGCAGGGTTTGGTGATGATTTTGAAGACCCTAACTTCAGACAGGGTTTTACAACAGCAGAAGTTTTAACACCGATTCCGCTTTTGGATTTTGGTATTCCTGCGTTGATGAAACGTGGCTCTCGGTCCACGGACCTTGTATCTGACACTCCGCAAGTTGGCTTTACGGGTGAAGTGGAACTTCCAAATGAAGAAGATACCGATCTTCTACGAGAACTGATACGTCGTGGTTCAGAACAGCAGCCTACACGTCTTCAGTCTACAGGGGACATAACACCTCCGCCGGAGTTTGATCAGGCGGTAAGAATAGTTCAACACCTTTCAAATTATCCTGATTCAGCCGGGATGAGAGACGTTATATTAAGAAATCCAAATTTGGCGCGTAGCACTATAAGCGGAGTGCTTAGTAACCTTGAAGGCAGGTATATCGCTGGCGCAGACGTTTCTGACGAAACGGTATCACTGGTTCAACAGATACTTCGAGGCGAGGCCGTTAATGTTCCGGGCGTTACTACACGCATGGCAACGCAAGAAGAAACTGATGCGTTTATCGCTGGTGAAGATCCGGCGGAAGTTGCACCCACGGATGAGGGGATAGCCACGCTACCCGCAGCAGAAGACGTAATAGACGTAGAACCTTTGGTTACTGCTGCTGCCCGGACAGATACGGATGTAGGAAACCCAGTTGAGGCAAGTCGACAGGCATATCCAATTACAGAAGAGATTACCACTTTACCTGATGCTCCTGTAGAGCCTTTGCCAGTACAGGGGGAAATTATTGATTACACACCTGTATACAGAGCATTAACTCTTTTGCCTGAAGAACAAGTGTATACTTTTGAGGGCATAGCACAACTTCTTAAAAGCTTGCCGTCTTCTGCACGAAGAGATTTGTATAATCTTGGTGCCATCGACGATCCGATGGTTGTTCCGTTAGACGAGGCTAACTATGACAAGTACCTCAAGTCTAAGAATCAGGATAAGTCATTTAGTGAGTTTACAACTGAACGCAATGCTTCTCAACGTAAAGCTCCTGATTTTATCAAACTGAAAGAAAACAACAACGGTGAGTTGGTTTTTGCAAAAGAAATCAAAAAATCAGACGACCCGGATAACCCAGCTAAAAATGTTCAGAAGCAGCCACAGTCATCACTTCTGTCAGTTCTTGAAGACTATGCGAGGATGGAACGGCAAAGACTTGCAGCAGACCCGACAGCAACGCCAGTGACGTTGACTAAAGCAGGTGTTCTAAATCTGTACAACACTGTCTCTCCGCAGGTTGCTGTGAAGTCTGTTCAGACAAGTGATGTTGTAAGACCGCAGGGTATGGATGATCCTGAGTATTTTCAAATGTTAGAGCAACAGGATGTTACTCCACAGACAGCGGCAAAAGTTGAGAGTTTAGGGACTCAGCAAAATCCTTTTAGTAACAACGCGGGTACAGACGCGACAATAATGATTTTTAACAATCCAGCACGAACTTCCTTTTTGGACAAAGAATTTAAAGGTGTGCCTGGGCATGATTACTTTGGCGGCTCAGACATGATTCCTGGTTACATCGGTCACGTTAGATATGACAACATTACTCCTGTTGAAGAGGTACAGCCTGGTGTTTTTCAGCCAACCGGAGAAAAATTTGCAGGCTATCTTGAAGGACAATCAAACTTACAATCTGCTTTAAGAGGTACAGGCGAAGACGCAGAATCTTTAGCTAGAAGCGATATTGAACCTGTTACCCCAGATATGCTGCTTTTTATGAAGTCAGTAGAGGAAGAACTTGAAGGCACGGGACTTAGTGTAGCTAATGACAAACTAGATGCTGTAGAAGAAGCTAGCAAAAACTTGCGTAATACAACAGATCCTAGTGAAACTTTAAGGAAACGTGCAACGAACCTTAGTAGCCGCGCTTTGAGTCTAAGGGCACAACTTGTTAACCAAGTAGCAGGTGACTTTGGTTCTAATGGTTCACGACTAGACGTTTTAGCCACACAGGCTAGAGAACTTAGTGACGTTATGGACCGGGCTGGATATCTAGGGGACTATGAAGGGTTTTTAGATTTTATCCAGAACAGCGGATCAGCAAGAGCCGATGACTTTGGTGAAGAAGTTGCAGATATTTTTGAAACCATTAAAAACGATTATACAACACGCAATGGAATGACTGAAAATGAGTATCAGTATTTTTCTGGTATCGACTCGGATACAGATGCCACAGACTTAGCGGCGGATCTTGCGGAGGGATCAAAACTTCACGAACTTCTTTTTGGTTTAGCAAAGGCGGGTGGTCAGCCTGGTAACACCCCTTTAAGAGAAAGCTTTGGCATTCCAGACAACATTATCCAAAGAGGAGCGCAGGTACGAAGACAAAATCCGCCCGATGAAGTTCAATTGCCTCTTTCGTATAGGATACAGCAATCAGAAAAATTTACTGATGATGAACAGTCAGTGCTTCAAACCTTAGCTGAAAGACCAGAGGTAGATGAAGACACTCTTATAGATTTGATAAACGGAGAAGGGGCTTTTGAAGGACGTGGTCTTACAGATATCGAAAGCTTCCCTCTTACTTATAAAAAAATAATGGCAGAGTTTCGGGAGGCTCAACGTCGAGCAACTGGCACAGGCGACGAAAATGCTGGAACTGCTGTTGTCATGGCTTTAAAAGCTATGACGGAAAATCGTACCGCTAATAGAGCCGAACAACTTTCAACAATAAATGATGTGTTAGTTACACCAGAAGCAATATCTGATCTTCAAGCTTTAGGTCGTCCTGCTGAAGAAATAGATATCCTTCGTACTTTTTTACGAAACGCCACCCCCGATCAGATACACGAAGTAGGTTTAAAATTAGTAACAGGGGGTCCTTTACACAACAGGCTTAAAGCTGCTGGAGCAGGTACATACCTCCGAAGGGAACCCAATATAAGGGAAATTTTTGAAAGCCAGTATCTTCAACTTCCCGAACAACAGGCAAAAGAACGAATTATAGAAGAGGCTCCTATTTTTGCAAAGGCGGCAGAGCCAGACAATTTAGCTCTTATGAATGCAAACATAGATTACGGATTAGCAAGGCAAGCTCAAAAAGCTGCTGACGATGATTTTATTCGTGAAGTAATAGGACTTACAGGACAAGATACTATTGAAGAATTCGGTCGGACCGCACCAATAGAAACAACAAGACAAGCTCAAACTTCTTTGAGCAAATTCACGAGCGACCTTGTTCGAGAAAAAATAAACGAAGGCACTGTAATTAGTCCCTCTGACTACGGGGAAGATGAACTAGTAGACATGGTTAAGAACACGATTGAACGTCGGTACAGTGCACCTAAGTTTGCTGTTCCAACTGCTTTTGGAAACCCTGCTCAGTTAAACCATTTTATGTACAGGTCGTTTATTCAGGAAGCTATCAAAAAAGGATATGATGGCGTTGTGTTTCCTTCTTGGCAAGCACAAAAAAGTGCGCATATTATGGATTCTGAGGAAGTTGCAAAGCTTACTTATCAAAAAAGTTTGATAGAAGCATTAGATATAATACGAAAAGAACACCCTGAGTTTCCTTCTTATGAAGAGTTAACACAACCAAACTTTAAGTATCAAACAACCACTGGAGGCGAAAGGACAGTCTCGGACGATTCAGTTGTTCTTAGGTTTACACCTGAGATAAGAGCAATATTCGAGGGCCGCGTAATTAGGCGCGCAAAAGGTGGAGAAGTAGACTTGAGACCACAAAAGATGATACACTCAGGCATCGGTGCTATGGCAAGGGAAGTAATGTGATGAGTAACAAGAAAAGAAAAAAGAACAGGCGTAAGCCTATATACGATTCTGAAGAAGACAGAAAAAAACGTACAGTCACTAAAAGTCAATCTGCGTTAATGGAACAAAGAGAACAGTATAGAGATGCAAGTGCCAGCCCCGCTGAAGCAAGAAAGCGTCGTCTAAAGCTTTATTACGATAAAAAGCTCCAGATCCCAGAAGATGCTCCAATCGGTAAAATAAAAGGCGAAAGACAGCGTGACCTTGCCAGATTAGCTGAGATTGCTGAAAGACAAAGAGCAGAAGAAGAAGCTCGTGCCCGTAAAGTATTAGAAAGACAGCGTAAATCAAAAAAAGCTCGTGCCCGTATAACTGGTGGCGGCGGCACACAATCTATTAAACAAGCCTTGGGGCTAACTGGTCCTAATCCATTCGCAAAAAGACTTGCAAAAGGCGGCAGCATTAATGGTAGAGCAGTTATGAAAGCTAGAGGCGGCACATTTAAGGGGATATTTTAATGGCTGACAACAGGCTTGCAGGTTTTTCAGTCGCAGAGCTGAAGCGCATCCGAAATAAAGGTTTGGATGACATTACAAATCTAACAAACAGGGAAAAAGAAGTCTACGATATTATGGAAGAGAACACCAAACTAGGCATTCCTAATTACGGCAGAGCGATACAAAAAGGCCGTGGCGGCACATTTAAAGGAACATTCTAATGGCATTACCCCCTAGACTTGTGGAAGCTGCAATGGGTGCAGGTGGCCCCGGCATGACCGCAGAAGAACAAATGACCGAGGTCCAACTCCCACTAATGGATGACCTTCCTGAAGGTATTATGGTCGCTGGAGATGAGGAGATGCTTGAGGTCGAGGCTGAAGTCTACGATCACAATGCAAACTTGGCTGAAGTGTTGGATGACTCCATCCTTGGATCTTTGTCCTCTGACCTTGGTGGTATGGTTGATGAAGACAAGTCTTCTCGTGAAGATTGGGAAGAGGCCATTGCTAAGGGCATGACATTGTTGGGTATCAACTATGAAGAGCGGAATGAACCGTTCATGGGTGCGTCTGGTGTGACACATCCACTGTTGTCAGAAGCTGTGACGCAGTTTCAGGCACAGGCATACAAAGAGATGCTGCCACCGGGTGGTCCTGTAAAGACACAGATAGTGGGCATGCAATCCAAAGAAGTCGAAGACCAAGCCCAGCGGGTCAAGGACTTCATGAACTATCAGATCACTGAAGTGATGGAAGAGTATGATCTGGACACAGACCAGATGCTTTTCTATTTGCCGATAACAGGTTCAACATTCAAAAAGATTTATTTCGATCCCATGCGTCAAAGGGCGGTGTCCAAATTTGTACCTGCCGAAGATTTGATTGTGCCGTACAGCGCGACTGATTTGCAGACAGCGGAGAGGTACACTCATGTCGTGCGCATGAGCGAAAACGATATACGCAAACTACAAGTAGGAGGTATTTATCGTGACGTTCCACTCACTGCTTCTGACGACGAAGAGGCTGATTCAACAATACGCGGTAAGACTGACGATATCCAAGGTCTCCGTCCGGGTTACTCTGATGACGTATATACAATCCATGAAATCCATGTGGACTTGGACCTTGAGGGATTTGAGGATATGGATCAGATGGGCGAAGCGACAGGTATTAAGTTACCTTACATCGTTACGATGGACGAAGCATCTTCAAAAATTTTATCAGTGGTTCGTAACTGGCGGGAAACCGATCCTCTTCGGCGCAAGCGTCAGTACTTTGTTCATTATAAGTTTCTGCCTGGTTTTGGCTTTTATGGTTTTGGCTTACTTCATATGATAGGAGGGCTGTCTCGTGCAGCAACTTCAATATTACGTCAGCTTATTGATGCTGGAACTTTGTCAAATTTACCGGGCGGTTTCAAGGCTCGTGGTGTTCGCATTCGCAATGATGATGAGCCTGTTAATCCTGGTGAGTTCCGCGATCTTGACGC